GGCCAGCCGTAGGAGTTACGGGCGTTGTAGGGCGAGGGGGAGGGTTTACTCCGGGCTGAACGGGCTGACCATTGTAAGTATCAATGACAGGGCCAGATGGGCCACCCTGACCACCCTGACCGCCAGTAGGGGCAACAGGGGTCTCGATGCCAGGAACAGGGGTGTTCGTATCCGGGTCAACCAGCCAAGACAGGCCAGAGGACTGGAGAACCCCAGCCTGTTGATTAAGGGTAAGTGTTGTCAGATTGAGGTCGCCCAGCGGAGCCGACCGCCTTCCGCCAGTCAGTCGATGGACGGTCTCGTATAGCCTGTTGACGACAGGGTCACGCACGATCTCGCCACGGTTGTTGAGCCAGAAGCCACGGACTGTGCCGTCGGATTGGGCGATGAACCGCATCCCGGACTCACGGAGGGACTGGACTGCGGAGGCCGTGTACTTGCGGGGGAGCAGACCAATCTGGGGGTCGAAGATTGCAGCAAACTCACGCTGGAGGTTTTCTGTACCAAGGACATCGGCAAGCGAACGCTCACCAACCATGACACGTTGCAGCGAGTTCACAAATCCCTCGCCACGAACATTCGTCAGATTTTTGGCAGGGCCGATACCACCATAACCAGGCTTACGCTGTGCGTCGATGGTAGCCATCCACCAAGCCATCGCCTCCTTGGTGTAACGCTCAAGGTTGTAGCCGTTGCCGGTCTCCTCGTAGACCTTCTGCGCCGCCTTCAACTGCTCACGATAAGCCTTGCCCTGCTCAAGAGAGAGGGTGGCTGCATAGGCATCGAAGAACGCAGACCTGGCGGCAGGAGAGATACGACCTCCCTCGGTAGGCTTATTCCACAGAACCTTGGTCATCTCGGGCATCACGGAACGGACTGCGCCATCGGAGAGCAGAGCCTCGAAAGCCTCATGTCGTGCCGTCAGGGCATCCGCACGGGTGATGTCGATGTGGATCGTGCCACCCTGGGGGCCGTACTCGATGAACATACCCTCACGAACCATCGTCACGGAGTTGCCGGACGAATTGACCCGGGTCTCGTTCATACGGAAGGCGAGAGGTGCTTCGGCCTTGTTGCGAGCCTCGGCAAGTTGGGCATCCAGCTGCACCTGTTCAGCCATGAAGACCTTCAGCCTGACATCTTCGTTGTTAAGGTCGTTACGAAGACGCTCAAGGGCGTTAGATGATGTGCGACCAGCCTTTGTGACCAGAGCCTCCTCGGCGGTAATCTGCTCCTTCAGTTTGGTGATGCGACCAAGCGTGGCATCCACACGGCGGTAGTTCTCATCGGCGGCGTTCTTGGCGACTTCAAAGACCGTGTTGTTCTGAGACTTGGCGTTGAGTTCGGCGATACGCTGTTCAGCCCACAGAGCCTTACCTGTGGCATCAAGCCCAGGCTGGGCGTTGGCCTCCTCACGGATTTTGGAAAGTTCGCTAGGGGAGAGATTGATACCACGATTGACGACCTCCATCTCGGCGGCGTTGCTAAGGACGATACGACCGCCGGTAGCGTCGTAAGCCTTGCGGAAGGCATCCGCACGATCTAGGAACTCAGGGAAGTCCTTGGAGGAGTTCATCCAAGTACGGAGACGGGTAGCCTGTTCAGGGGACATCTCGGCAAGAAGTCCGCTGACATTGGCGATGACTTCCTTGCTCCGGGTGGTGTCGTTGACGAAGCGATTGAATGTCTGTGTGACTCGGTTCAGACCGCTCATGGCGGTGGAAGCCATAGCACCGATACCGAAACCATTACCAGCCGCAGCTTGGTCGTTTGCCCAAGCCATCGTCATGCCGACCGTACCGCCGTGAACAACATCGTCGATAGCCACACGGAAGCCAGCGGAGTACGCCTGTTCCCAGCCGGAGTCCACAAGGTAGTTGAGCGTGGACATCTCAGCCTCGATAGCCGTCTTCTTGGCGATGTCCGTGGTCTTACCCAGTTCCGTACGGGCAGAGTTAAGCGCAGCTCGGATAGGGGAACCGCTGACACGCTCGCCAGACATGGCAGCCTTGGCGATGCGACGCTCGACAGCACCCCAAGTCTCGACCTTGCCACCAGCGGCGATGAGGTACTGAGGACGAAGAAGGGCGGTAGCGCCGATTGTCGCAACGCTAGCACCAGTCCAGATGGAGTCTCCTTGGAAGTAATTGACGGTAGCGAGAGTACCACCGGCGGCGACCATAGCACCGCCAGAGAAGACTTGCTTAGGCTGGAGAGACATGAGGCGTTGCAAGCCCCATCGACCCATAGCCTTCTCAGCGCCACCTTCAGCCATGAACTCGCCCATCTTGCGGACACCACGACCAAGACCTTCGACAGTAGCACCGGCAGTAACACCCAACGCACCGCTGATGAAACGCTTAGGCCCGGTAGTCCCAGGCAGAGCCTTCTTCACATCATTGGCGTGTTTGAGGGAGTCTGCGCTGAACTGAGCGATACGACTGATTAGATCGTCCGAAAGACCAGACTTGCTGATGGTATCCTTGATGGCTGTCGCCGCAGTCTTGCCAGCATCCGAAAGCATATCAGCACCAGTCCCGGACAGGGCGATGAGCATGGCCTCTTGTTCGGTCAACTCACGACCAGTAGCAACAGACACGTCTTTAACGATTGTGGCAATGTCAGCCTTACTGACGGTCTGAGCTGCTTCGGCGACCTTCAAGTCCTTCAGGATAGAAACTCCCGTCCTTGTCAGTTCACGACCACGGGCAGTCATCTCGGCAGCCATGACAGCCTTGCCGGACGCAGCACCCAACTTACCAAGCATACCGACACCTCCGACGGCAAGCGTGATAGGGTCAAAAAGCATCGAAGCCTGTTCGGCAAGCCGTTCGTCGCCATAGGCCGTGGATGCGATGCTAGCCATGTCCTTCATCCCAAGAGCCTCATAGGCTCGCGCCATCACATTGGTACGACCGCTTGTGATGTTCTCATGGTTCTTCGTCCAAGTCTGGATAGCCTTGTCGATTTCGTAGCCACGATCCCGGGAGAAGTGCGGAGTGGTTTCGTCCCAGTAGTTGTCTGTGAAGGCCGCAGGAATGGCTGTGGCGAAAGACAGCATCCCTTCGCCTTGGTCTGCCTTCGCCTCACGCAGGAATAGGTAGGAGTTCGGGTCAACGGAGTCGTTGACGAAGTGCTTGAAGTTGACGACCGACTGGAGGACACCGGAGCCGAAGGATGCCAGTTTCTCGCCCTTCATGCCAGGGGCAAAAGCACCGTCATCACGCAGAGCCTTGAGGGATGCGATGGAGGAAAGGAACTCTTGGTTAGCCGGATCGTCGGCATCCGTGAAGGTATCAAGGGTGGATACGAAAGCCCCGGCGTTACCTGTGCTTTGAACCTCACGGAGACGCTCGATGCGGGTCTTGATAGCGATGGCCTGTGTCATCACCTGTTCAGCCTTGGCTCGCAGCTGAGGGTCTTTGCGGTACTTCTCGGACAGGTATTCGTCAGGGGAGCCGAAGGGGTTGACCGCATCGGCAAAGCCAGCCAGAGCCTCTACGCCGTCCTGCAAGAAAGCAGAAGCAGCATTGAAGCCGTCGCCAAGGATGGTGGTACGCTGGGTTGCCTTGTATCGAGCAAGAGCGACAAAGGCATCACGCTTCTCCTGCTGGGAAAGACCATCCAGGTAGGAAGGGCCGGCCTCGGCAACCTTGCGCCCGACGACCAACTGGGCATCGACAGTCTCAAGGGGCTTACGGATTTTGGCGACAAGACTAGTCCCGATGTTCTCCTTCTCGGTGCGATAGCCCGGGTTGCTCAACTCACGGACGATCTCAAAGGCAATCTTCGGATGAACCTTGTTGTTCGGGTCGGTGACAAAAGACTCAAGTTCGTCATCACGCATCCCGAAGGCAGGAGGATTACGGACACCCTTGATGATGGCAGCCTCATAGGCGGCCTTGGAATAAGGAACGAGACTGTCTGCGACCAGCCGTGCGTGGTACTCAGCCTCGGGACGCTTGACCTTCAGGACTCCCCAGGCCGCATCCTCGACTTGCTTTGCACGGGTCGGCCCTTCAGCGGATAGCGCCGAAGCAGAAAGACCGAAGATAGCCTGAGCAGCGTCCTCGTTGTAGAACCCAACCTTGGATGCTCGGTCGAACAGCCAGCCGTGTTCGTTGCGACCACGCTCTGTCTTGGTGACCTCGTACTCGGGTGAACCCGGGACATTCTCGGGCAACTCTGTGCCTTTGCCATACCAGTTTCCCTTCTCGTCACGATCCAGCCACAGGGGGCTGAGTGTCGCTTCAGTAGGCTCTAGGGGGGTTGTAGGAGCCGGGGCGGGTGTGTCAGCCATTATGGTTATTTCTTCTGAGAGCGTTTGGCGGCTTCGATGGCTCGTTTCTCGGCTTCAGCGAACCCTTGACGGCGAGCATCGGCCTCGGCTCGGAGTTGCTTGGCAAGGCCGGCATTGCCAGCCTTCTCAGCCATTTCGGCCTTCTGGTCGTACAGGGCGGGCATATCCTCAGGAGCCTTGATTTCCTTGGTATTGCCTGTGTCGATGCCGAATGTGCGGACATACTGTTCGGTCTTTTCGAGCTGCTTGAGTTCAGCCGTGCGACCTTCACGCTGGAGGAACTCCCTGGATGTAGCCGTATCAAACCGCATATTATAAGCAGACAGGGTCGAACGATACTTGCGGTCGATGAAGTCAGCCAAAGCCTGTGTCTGCTGACGGAACAGAGCCTTGTCCTTCAGGACATTGGGCGAGTTGATGTTCGTGATGAGTTTGGCGACATACTCTCGGTCAGCGTCGGAGAAGTTACCACCAGAGACGATGGCTCGACGGAAGGCGGCGACACCGAACTGGTTCATCATGTCACCCGTGACGATAGTACCCTTAGCATCAGCCCGGGCTGTCAGGAGCATACGGTTGAGATAGTTAGTGATGCGGTTTTCGTCCGTGCTTTCGACGATATCGCTAAGTTCCGTGAGGAATGTCTGGGCTTCCGCATAGCCATTGATAACCTGTTGCAATTCCATGCGAGCGCCAGCAGGAACACCGGCGATGACAGGAGCCTGGAGGCCAAGGTTATCCAACTGATACTCCTTCGCACCTTCGTGGAAGACACCGATGTTCCACTTATCGGGGTAGGACTGCATGATTTCGTTATGCTCCTCACGTGCAGCTCGACGGGCTTCGACCTGTGCCGTACCACCCGTGCGTCCCGGGATTTTGCCGACCTCGCCGATCTGGCGGGTGACACCTTCCTTGAAGGTCTTGGGAGGTGTAGTAGGAGCAGCGGGAGCAGGGGTGGTCGGAGGGGTCTCGACACCGTACTGGGCCTGGGTCTGGACTTCGGCTCGCTTCTCTCCGGCTTGCGCCCTACGCTCGGAAGCGACAGCGGTAGCACCAGCGACACGCTTGTCGATAAGGTCTAGGTTAGCCTTGGACTGGTTATCCAGGTTCTCCAGACGGATTTTAAGCGTCTCGTTCATCTGCTTGACGACCTCGGGGCTTGCGCCACCTGTCTTGGCTAGGTTAGCCATAGCACGGGAATGGTCAGCCATCAAGGCAGAGCGACTAGCCTGATAACGCTCGGTAAGAACCTGACGCTCCTGCCCAGCCAAAGCGATGACATCCGTGACCGGGCCTGTCTCTGGAAGGGGCTTAGGCAGAGGTAGCGCAACCTGAGCAGGAGCCTGAGCCTTGGGTGTCGTTACGACAGGGGCAGCCTCAAGAGGAGCAGTCCGAAGTTGTCCAGAAAGGTCTGTCCCGGCATTGTAACGATCCACGCTGAAGCCAGGAGTCTCAAACGAAGACCTAGGAGCAGTCGGTTGAGCAGGGATGTTATAGTCATATGTGGGAGCATTGACGGTCGGAAGATTGAGAGAAGGCGCAGGAGCAGAGGCAGGGACAGTATCCGTGCCAGCCGCATAGTTCATCATCACGGCATTGGCGGCGACTTCCCCGGATTTAGCCTTGGCATCGGCGTTCAACTTGTCGATTTCAGCCTTTGTCTTGAGACGCTCAAGACGCTTATCTTCAGCCGCATCTTGTGTCGCCTTGTACTTTTGCTCGGCCTCAAACTGGGTAGCGAACCGGGTAAGGTCAACGCCCTTGAGTTTAGAGCCGTCGCCACCAGTCTTGTTGTAGAAGTCGATGGCTGTCTGAGCCGTGGCTAGGTTAAGCCTATCCTTGCTCTCGTCTGGGATGACCACATTCCCAGCCTCATCTTTCTTCAGAAGGCCGGTCGAAAGAGCATCATCGACGGCCTTAGTCCTGGGATCGTTACGCAGATAAGGCGACAAAGCCCCTTGGAGTTTGGCCTCCTCCTGCGCCCTCTTATCGGCCTCTTGCAAGCCAGCAGACACGGACGCACCAAACTGCTGGTACGCCTTGCCCATCGACCCCATCGCCTCGACATAGCCAGCGGGGATTTGCTGGACTTGTTCCCCTTGGTATTTTTGGAAAGCCATTTAGTGTTAGCGAAACTTGAGGCCGATTGCAGTACCAACCATCTGACCCAAGCCACCAACAAGACCGGCAGACTTCTGTGCAGAGGCCGCACGATCTGCGTTCTCCTGCTGGATACGGTTGGCTCGGATGTTAGCCAGGTACTGGGACTCGGGCTGGAGGAAGTTAGAACCAAGACCAGCGTAACCCTGCTGGGCAGAACCATAGACACCGGCTAGGGTATAAGGCTGGGAGGCCGCAAAGGCGGGATTGAGGAAGGCTTGGTAGCCATACTGCTGCTGACCGACACCCATCTGATATCCGGCAAGAGCCGCCTGTTGGCGCTGAGCGTAACGCTTCTGCCCCATGTTGTAGGTGTTCAGGATTTCAAGGTCGGAACCCTGACGGCTGAACTGGAGACCACGGGCCTGGGCAGCAGCTCGGGCGGCTTGCTGTGCCTGTTCGGTTTCCTGCCCGGTAAGGCCAGTACCCATCTGGAGATCGGCGAGAACCTGGCGACCATATGTGCCGTAGATGCCCTGCGTGGTAGCGTCGAGTGAGCCAATGGCTGCCTGTGTGGCCTGTTGACCAAGACCGCCAAGCATACCAACCTGGCTTGCGGCGTACTGCTGCTGAAACTGCTGGGTAGGGGCAAACAGGTTCTGGTAGTTGCCAAGGAGTCCTGTGGCGTACTGACCATATCCAGCCAACTGAGAGGCTTGGAGTTGAGGGGCGAGTTGGGACTCGATGAGGGCAGTCTGCGGGAGGATGGTGGCTTGGGCGCGAAGCGCACCACCCATTTCCTGAAGATACTGCTGGGAGTCAGATGTGAAGTCAGCCATAAGATTAAGCGGTGCGGTACTTGTAGATGCGGAGTTTGTTCACGCCAGACTGGGCAATCCAAGAACTCGTGCTTGAGTTGATACGGATTGTTTCGGCGGTCAAAGCGGTTCCAGCATTAACGACCCAACTGGATTTAAACGAAAGATCGTTGTTGGTCTGACCAGTGGCAATCCAAGCCATCCAGTTGCCGTAGGAAACGCCGGATGTATTGAGGAAACTAAGGGTAATCGCACCAGTGGAGGTTTGCTTTGCGAATGTCCCTTCGACTTCAAAGTGCCAGATTTCATCGCTAGGCTTCGTGAACACAGAAGAAGTGAACAACACTCCGCTTCCAGATGCGAAAGAGATTGTCTCCTCGGTAACGGCAGAAAGGCCATAGACAGCCGTTCCGTTGTATTGGATCGCACCCGTAATATTGACAGTACCGGCAAGCGTAAGCGTAGTACCACTGACGGGAACTGCATCCCAGGAAGTGCCGTTATAGACCTCGGTAGCGCCAAGCGTAGAGTTATATCGGATTTGACCAGCGACAGGGCTAGCAGGACGTTGAAGTGTTGTGCCGGACGGCAACTTGAGAGCCTCGACGCTGTTGAACGAGGCATTACCAACGACGGTCAAAAGACCGCTGGCTGTCACGTCGCCAGTAAGAGTCGAAGTCCCTGTGACGGCTAGATTGCCTGTGGAGGACAGATTACCAGCCACGGAGAAGGCATAGGTCGATGCGGGGGTGACAACGATGTTAGCCCCGGCGTTCCCCGTGATAGACCCTGTCGTGATAGCCAGACCGCTGTTCAGGAGGTCACCGATGGTGGCTTCCTTCAAGGCAAGCGCAGACAGGTCGTGGATGATGAGGCTATCACCTACGGCGACCGTATTGGCTGCCAGGTCGGTCTGGTCTGTGACGGCTCCGGGCAGGAGGATTGCGCTGGAGACGTGGGCGTTGAGGGCAGAGGCCGTAAGGACTTGTCCTGCTGTGAAGGTTACGGGAGGTTGAAATTGGGCCATTAGCGTTTAGAGATGGTCATCTGTCCCGGCACGATGGCCTGGACGGTGGTAGATCGGATGGAGGGTCGGTAGGCGTTGACGGTAAAGTTCACCTGTGAGTAATACCCAGATTTACGGGCTGGCAAACGAATGAGGTAGTCTTCGTCGCTTGTTGCGTAGAAGTTCTTCAACTGCGTGGTCGAGTCCGGGTTAACTACCACAAGGTCGATGTCCATGTCAGCGCCGGTCGTCATCGAGGTATCAATCTGGACGCTGGAGAACCGCTTCTCACGATTGGTATCGAAAGCGTAAGCCCTCGTCTTAAGGACGGCCTGGATATAGTTCGGGGTAAAGATGGAGCTGCTTAGGGCCGCATACGGAGACCCCAACTTGAACAAAGGATTGTCAAGCTGCGGAGTTCCACCGCTAACGCCATACTCATCCCAGTTGAGGTTCTCCATAAGGAACACCCCTTCGTTCTGGTCGATGGCAAACAGACGGCGGCGGTTTCCGTTCTTAGCGATGTGGAAGTTCTTGATATCGAACCCGGTCGGATAGGTGTCAACGGACTCCCAAGCCTTGTTGATGAAGTTATATACCAGAACAGCGTTATTGACCGTACTGGAGTCCAGCGGGACAGCCAGGTAGTAACGGTTCTCGAAGTAAGCCCCGACGGCCTTGGAGACGTAGTTGTAGTTGATACGCTCGATTACGTCGGAGATCGGAGAAGAAAGAGGTTCGGACAGGGTGAGCAGACGCACACCTTCCGGGGTGTTCCCAGTCGTCCCCCCTGCGCTGGCCCCGGCAGGATTGGCGATATAGACCCCGTTGTCGGACAGAAACATCACGCCACCGCCAGCCTGGACTACCGACTTGTGGGCGATACAGCCGATATCCGTAGCCAGCGACTTGACGTAGGAGTCTGCCTCTTGGGCTTGGTCACCAGCGTTGTAAGCACCAACGCCGACATTGGCGTAGAAGATGCTATTCCGCATGAAGATGACAAACTCGTTCAGCGTCCAGGGAGTGATGGCTACGAGGCGGTCATTTCCACCATCGTTGATGCTGAACATATCAAGCGCAGACCAGTTATCATCTTTGAGGTAATGGCTTACCTTGAAGGTGTTGCCATCAGTCTGAACGATATGCCGGTTGCCGTAGTAGATGGCATGACGGCTGTTCGGGTAGTTCGTATGAACGCCAATACCAGGGACTACGAGAGACCCGGAGCTGCCGTCCCATCGAAGGGTAGTCTTGCCGAAGCCACGGCAGACATAGACGTATCCGCTGCCTTGGGCTTGATAGACATCGACCTCATCGGAGGCTGTGATTGTCTCACCGGCAGGAAAGGTCTTGTACGACGATGGAGCCTCGGTATCCGTATTGAACGTGTACAGCCCGTCTTGGCAGACAAGAACGATGAACTCAGTCCCAGAGGAGTTGGTATATGTGCAGCTCCCGTAGATTGTCTTGCCTGTAAGAAGCCCGACAGGTGTGAGACACTCCATTCCCTTACGGACTGTGGCAACGCCACGATCCATACGGAAGTTCTGCGACTGCGAGACGAAGTTCTTACCCAGATTGACCGGGTTATCCCGTGAGTTCAAGCCGATGAACCCCTGGTCTCCATCGACTAGATACTCTCTGGCTGGCATTACTTCTTGATCGTGTCGTAAGCGTCGATGACCTTGGACTCGATGGAGGCGACCTTCTTACCGTTCTTGCGGTAGAAGAGAGCGCCAACGATGAAGCCAGCAAGGAGGGAAAGGGCGATAGAGATAAGATAGAGCATATCAGGAAACGTACCAAGTGTTAGCCGCAACCTTGACCAGATTGCTGACATAGCCAGTCAGACTTGCGGACGAAGAACCATTGACAGTCACAGGGCCGGGGCCAGCGATTACAGAATAGCCGAAAGAAGGATTGTCCACGACAATGGTGATTTCCGTGCCATCGACATAGGCGATGTTCGTATCATTGTCTGCTGTGATTTGGAAGCCCATCCCTCCGCTGGCGAGATAAACGACCTTTCTTGCGTCAGACAGTTGAACCGTGTAAGGCCCACCTGTGACCGTGTTGACGGTCTTTGGAGACAACTTGCCATCCAAAGCGGTCTGGAGGTCTGTTTGTGTGCTGAGAGTACCTGTGATGGAACCCCAAGTCGCACCACCACCACCACCGCCAACAGTAGCCCACTTAAGTTCCGTGCCATCAAAAGTGAGGGCTTGCCCGGTGGTAGGAGCCGTAGCATTTAGCGTGGTAGCGGCGGCATTGGACAGGCTGCTGATCGTAAGGCCACCACCACCGCCAGTAGCGACAGCCCAGCCAAGATTCTTACGGACATACTCGTTGCCGTTATTGGGAGCATCGCCGATATAACCAAGTCCCGTGACATAGGTGGTTAGGTCTGTTTGAGAACTGAGAGTCCCGGTGATGGAACCCCAAGCCACACCGCCACCACCGCCGGTAGCGATAGACCAAGCGCCGTTCTTACGGACATACTCGTTGCCGTTGCTCGGAGCGTCATTCAGATAACCCTGAGAAGTCACATACGACTGTGTCGCATATCCGCTGATGCTAGCGCCAGCAGGGATAGTCACAGTCCCGGTGAATGTTGGGCTTGCTTTCGTGGCGTATGTTGCAGCCACGGCAGATGCCGTCATCATCGGATTAATCGTCGAAGGAGACGAAGAAGCAGCGATGGCGTTAATAGAGTTCTGGCTGATTTCATTGCCGACCTCTACGACATTGGTCGGGATCTGTGTACCAACGGATGCTGATAGGCTCATTTGAGTTTTCCTTTACCCATCGTGGATGACTTGCGTTTGCGTGAGTTGGTATGGACTGTGGCCTGTAAGGCCATCAGACAGCAGCAACAGCAAGGTGGACGACAGATGCCGTGCCGGAGTCCGTGGTCACACGAACCGGGCCGGTGTAATTCTCGATGCTGGTGTTGGACAGCGGAGGAACGAGGATGCCAGCGGATCCGGAGGCGTTGTAGATGACGAACAGGTTGGCGCTGGACGACTTGTTCTGGACGAAGACGATGATACGCTTTTCGGTCGCAGAGGCAGCTGCCAGGATTTCGGTCACAGCCGCATTGGAGACGGAGGTCTCCGTGTGCGTAAGACTGCGGACGAAGGGTGTGGAGAAGGCGATATTGGACATAGAGTTAGTAGGTTCGGTTCATGTTGAGTCGGTTGACCTGTTTCTGCTGGCGCAGGACGATGTCGATAGCGTCGGTCAGATGGCGTTCAGCCTCGGCTTCGGCGACCTGTGCGGCCTCGACCTGGAGTTCGGAACGGAGCCAGTCGGCATAAGCACCACGGGCGACATAGGAAGCGAACAGGTAAGGAATGGTGACCAGTTGCCACTTGGCGGGATGCGTGGTCGGGTTCTGCCCAGCCGTAGTGGCTTCCAGGCAGATATAGAAGTTGCCGTAGTGAGGCTTGCCAGCGACAGGGATATATGTACCCGTGCCGGAACCGCTGTCAAAGTAGCATTGAGCGCCAACGGAGTAGGCGACACTAGCGGAATACAGATCGCCAGTCAGGTCGGTACGCTTGATGCGATACTCGGCATAGACTGTCGAGGGGTCTGTCCCGAAGACCAGTTTCTGGACTGTTCCGTTGTCATACAGACGGAAGTTAATCTGAACAGCCTTCGTGGTTACGAGAGGGTCTTTGTCGTAACAGTTGAACACTTCACCGGCTTCCGCAGGGATCGTAGCAGTAACAAGCCCAGCACCGTCGTCGGTGACGGTCAGTTGGGCGATCCTTGTGAGGTCGGGCCAATCCTGCGACTCCCAGGCGACACGAAGGCGTTCATTGATGAAGTCACGGAACTGAGCGAAGGTCTCATCCGTGATGTTATGCCTGTCCTGCCCGGAGAGTTGCAGGGCGTTGAACAGGATGGGGGAAAAGTGGGTGGTTCTCATTTAGGTGAGGAAACCGTCCGCTGTAAAGATAGCGCCGTTCACGACGGAACGCTTGACCCGGTTATTAACAGCGATTTCCGGGTTGTGCTTGATGAAGTCGTTAGTGAACTCCTTGTCATTCCAGCACTCATAACCAAGGCGTTGGCCCCAGTAGTGGTAAGCAGAAAGGGGGATACGAGCCTTCAACTCGCCTACCCCCTCGATGGATTTAGCTGCGTTTGCGTGATTGAAGGCCGCAAACTGCTTCGCTTGGGTATAGGAAGCCGCCTCCTGCATCCTCCAGCCGTTGAGGAGTTCCCTCTCCATCTCCTTGCGAAGATGGGAGGGGACAACCTCGGAAATCGACTGGATGATGTCGGACAAGCCTCCTACCGATTAGGCGGTGAAGTCGAACTTACCGAACGCCAGCGGGTTGTAGATGCACAGACCCGCCACCGCTTCGATGAGACGAGCAGGGCCACCACCGTTGTCGGTCAGTTCCGTGACCTGGGCGACGTTACCGCCGTAGCGGACTTCGACCATGTCGAACGGAATGATGTAACCGCAGAAGTTGTTCTTGAGGAACAGGCTCGGGTGGAGACGGATTTGACCGAAGTCACCTTCAAACACGTCCACGGACGAGATGTAGGCGGCTTCCGACGAGTCACGGTTGAGGGTGCGGATGACCGACGAGGTGTTCGTGTTGGCGTTCTGGCTGGTCGTGAACACGAGGTTCGTGAAGGCTCGCTTGAGGGTCGGGCCGACGAGAGCGTCGTAGTTCTTGAACTGGCCGGTCTGCGAGTAGATGCCGGTCAGGATGTCCTGAACGACAGTCTCGGTCAGCGCAGCCGTGCCGACAGCCGAAATCTGCGAGGCAGAGGGGCAGAAGGCAGAAGCAGCAGCCGGGAGGTCAACTGTGTCGATGGAAGCGCCGGCGACGATCCACTTGTCGAGACCACGGGTGCGGTAGCCGACTGTGCCGTTGTCAACCTGAGCGCCCTGATTGGCGCACATGGCGACTTCCATGTCACGCTTCACAAGGGTGATGGCCTTGGAGACGTTGTTGGAGAGTTCGTCACGGACACCGGCGATGTTCGCAACGTCCTGGGTCAACTTGGACACACGGACGGCCTTGCGGAAGATCTGGATGCGGTTGGAGAGTTCGACACGGTACTGAGTGCCGCCGTCGTTGACGAAGTTGGAAGTGCCGGTGTTGGGATCGACATCCGTGCCGTCAACCACAGGGGTCGGGGCGGTGGTGGTGGGGAGACGGTCAGCCTGCCAGCGGAAGATGGTGTTACCGGGCTGAGCGCCCTTCTTCGCCATCGAGGTGAAGGGGGTGTCCTTCGCATCGACCATAGCGATGAGGTTGGCAAGGTCTTCACGCTTACCAGCGTTGACGATGTCTTTTTCAAGAAGTTTAGGCATAGGGGTATGGGGTAGTTAGGGGG